TAGTAGATGAGATGCAAAACTTGAATTTTCACGAATTAGATAGTATAATAACAAGAGTAGGAGATAACTGTAAAATATTGTTTTGTGGTGACTCTACTCAAACGGATCTTACAAAGTCCAATGAGAAGAATGGCATCTTAGATTTTAAACGTATTATTGAGATCATGGAAGATGATTTCGGTATGGTTGAATTCGGTATAGATGATATTGTTCGATCTGGTCTAGTAAGAAACTATTTGGTTACTAAACTTGCCTTGTCTTTATAATGTTTACACACTTGAATAAACTTGGTGATTTTGAGTTAGAAGCCAATACTATAGATGGAGTCAGATATTACACTCTTCCAAGTGGAAAGAAGGCTCCCTCTATCACCTCTATAACAAGTTTCTATAATCGTCAGACGTTTATCAAATGGCGTAAGAGAGTTGGGGAAGAGGAAGCCAATAAGATTACAAAAGTTGCCACAACAAGAGGAACCAAGTTCCATGATCTTGTAGAACAGTATCTTTTGAATAAGGATATTAATACTTTAGATATTCTTCCAACTACCAAGGCATTATTTCTTCACGGAAAAAAATACCTTGATAACATAAATAATATTCATGCTCTGGAAAAACCACTGTATAGTGAGTATTTTGGAATAGCTGGAAGAGTTGATTGTATTGCAGAGTATAATGGCCAATTAGCCATAATAGACTTCAAAACATCTAAAAAAGTTAAACCAGAGAAGTGGTGTCAAAACTACTTTGTTCAAGAGACTGCGTATGCCTGTATGTACTATGAAATGACAGGCACTGCGGTAGAGAAGATTGTTACCTTAATGGTATGTGAAAACGGAGACGTAAAAGTTTATGAAAAAAGAAACAAAAGTGACTATATTAAGCTTCTTACCAAGTATATTAAAGAATTTGTCACCCACAAACTCGGAGAGTATGGAGAAAGAAGTTAACGAACTACTGAAAGAGAAATTTCTCTGTCAGAATAAATTCACAAGTGATATCGAGCAACTCGTTCTTACTACTGAACTCAATTATATTGAGGCATTAGTGAGTTATTGTGAAGAGAAGAACATAGAATTTGAATCAGTAGGTAAATTGATTTCTAAACCTCTTAAAGATAAGTTGAAAGCAGAAGCAACTGAACTAAATTATCTTAAGAGAACTTCGAGATCTAAATTACCGCTATGATATTCTGGATAGGGTTCACCATCATGTTTCTCAATGAGGGATTTGTGATGATGAGACATGTCTCGCCTTGGGCGGCCAAACAGAGAGAAAATCTTATAGAAAAATACGGTGATGGTTGGCAAACCTTTCATGGTATAGTAGACTACGTTTGGGTGATTGTTGTAGCCTTAGGGTTTGCATTTTCATCTCACAGAGGTAGTCATTTATACGTTTTTCTCGCCTTCTGGGGTAGTGCATTTACTCTGATATATCTACCGATGTGGGTAGCTAAAACAGATAAATAGATATAGGACAGGAGTTATAATGAGTACATTTTTTAACGCCCCTGCAACCAGAGCCGCAATGGCCGAGATACAGGAGTTACAAGAAGATATTATGACAGGTATCGCTGTCAGAGGTATGAATCAACCTACCTCTGAGGAAGGACATCTGTACATTAATAAAATGAGACAACTTCTCGAAAAGCAAAGAAATTTTATGTTTCGATTGCATTTGGAGACGGAAGATCCTGACGCCCTTGAAATGAAAGAACAAATCTTAGAATCTGCAAAGTTTCTAGGATTAAAAGATGGACAGAATATAAGTCAGTTTTTTGAAACTCTATCGGACACGTTAGAGAAATTAGAAAATGATTTGCCTTCTAATTGACACAGACATCATTATCTGTTATAATATAAACAATCCAACAATACAAAAATACGGAGAATACTAAATGTCATTTGCTGCATTAAAGAAACAATCTAAAGCAGGGTCTCTCACAGAGAGATTAATGAAAAAAGTTGAGAAACTCAACGAAAAAGGTGGTAGTAATACAGACGAACGCCTCTGGAAACCAGCGGTAGATAAGGCGGGTAACGGATACGCAGTTATTCGATTCCTCCCTGCACATGCTAATGCTGAATTGCCATGGACTCAAGTATGGAGTCATGCATTTCAAGGGCCAGGCGGTTGGTACATTGAGAACAGTTTAACTACTGTTGGTAAAAACGATCCTGTCGGAGAACTTAACAGAACTCTTTGGAATAGTGGTCGTGAATCTGATAAAGATATTGCTCGTAAGCAAAAACGTAAGTTATCTTACTATGCAAACGTTTACATCGTAAAAGATTCAAGTAATCCTGAGAACGAAGGACAAGTCAAACTATACAAGTTTGGTAAGAAGATCTTTGATAAGATCACTGCTTCTATGCAACCTGAGTTTGAAGATGAAGAACCAATCAATCCTTTTGATTTCTGGAAAGGTGCAAACTTTAAATTGAAAATCAAACAGGTAGCTGGATTCTGGAACTATGATAGTTCAGAGTTTGGTAAAGTGGAAACACTTTTAGATGATGATGCTGAATTAGAAAAGATCTATGATAAAATCTATGATCTTACTGAGTTCACAGCTCCTGATCAGTTCAAGAGTTATGAAGAACTTAAAGCACGTTTAGACTCTGTTCTTGCTAGAAAGACAGTTGTTACACCTCAAGTTGACACTGAGGACTTAGAAGATCTAAGTGAAGGAAAACGTCCGTCACAAGCAGAACTAGATCAGATATCTAATTTATCTGCTGCTGCAACGGAAACCACGGAAGATGAAGATGACGCACTGAGTTATTTTCAAAAACTCGCCGAAGAGTAAACAATAAGAAAGGGGTCTCACGACCCCTTTTTTTTATGCCCCACTAAGTCTTGGGTTGTATACTTTCTTTAATCCTTTGCTAACAAAGTCGCTTGAAGGTCGGTATTTCATAATTCTTCTCATATCACTTAGATACAGATCTAAGTAATCCTCTTTTAGAATTCTTATTCTTCTTTTTGCATCATTTTCATTAACTTCATATTGATAGTTAGAAACTGAAAATACATTACTGCTTAGTACCTTATCGCCATTCGCATCTTTAACTGTTCCTACATTATCTACTGTTGATGTTACATTAAGAGTTTCTCCAGCAAAGCTAATTTCTGCTTGAAGAGTATCATCCAAATAACTACAATCGAAATTGGAATCTACTTTAAGACCTTCTGGAACTACTAATCTAGCTTTCTGATCCATGAATAACTCAGTATTATAATGATGAATCTCGGTTAATGCACTTTCACTACCATATTTTTCAAGAATATAATTTTGAAAATCAACAGCATTTAAAGGCCATTGTTCATGATAGTTGATAATGTTATTTGTTGTTAGAACAACCCAGTCATAACGAGGATCTCCATATACTGCCTCTGCTGTTTGATCTGGTCTTTCATCTCCAACAATCATATAGTCACTAAACGCAGTGGCCACTCTTGCAAAATCATCACGAAGTTTTGGTCTTTTGAATATGTTTTTTACCCTAATAGTTTCATTGCTAGAACTTCTGTCTGTAGTTCTAGAAACGTAATCTATATCTGGGAAGTAAGAAAAATATGAGGCCATTAGTATCCTATCTCCGCAGTGTCAGGGTCGTTTTGTTTGATGAAACTAATAGGGAATAAATCTCCAAGAGAGCCTGGATCATCACTATTATATGCTCTTCCATTAGCAACATCTTTTGTGTAATCTGTATTGTATATAGGTTCAAGTTCATTAAATCTGAGGGTCATTACTACAGAAACTGGCATCCCATTATCATATGCCATCCACTGTCCTTCTGGAGCATAGTTGACACTGATGTCTGTCAGAGCACATGGTTTAAATTTATTTACTCCCATAATATCTTTTTTGTTCTTAGTTAAGTATCTGAGTCTGAATATATTAGGTGTACCTAAGAAATATGATGGCCCTCCAGCTTTACCACTATCCTTTGCACCACTTTCCATCTTTTTAAGTTTCCTAGGAGCAGACCACTGTTTGAAGGCACGAATAATCATTCTCACATTAGCAGCCTCTAATTCATCTCTAGGACTCATTTGCCATTGAAACTCAAAAGATCTTAGAGCGACACCAGTAAACAGAAGTTCTGTGTTTGAGTTTGCAACAACTCCTACAGTCCTAGAAAGAATCGCTTCTGGTGGAATATCATATCCCATATTACTTGACAACTGACTTATCATATTGGCAGTCATAGCCGCTCTACCTGTTTCTCTTTGCATCCTCTCTCTTGCTTGTCCAGCTCTCCTAGTAATACCACCCATAAAGAAATTATCAAAAAATATAGTACTCCTCAATGGGTTTGTAGATGTCTGTTGGATTGCTGTTCCAGATCCAGCGTTCATTTCGCCATCATCCCACATTCTTGGGTTTCCATCCATCATATTATTAGGCATTGGTAGTTTGATACCAGCACCTAATTTTTTTCTGAATGGTGATGATCTCTGAAATCCAAATCCAACGTTAGTAGATCCATCACCTCTGTTACGAGAATTCAAAGCATCTGCATACGGAGGATTATATCCATAGCATTGGATGAACATATGATCCATATTATTCATCATATCCATAGGATACTTTACAATTTTCCTAAACAATACATCACTGTCCATATCATAATCACTTATATTATGAAATGTTCCAAAACCTCTAGTAGAATTAAGTGCTCTAGTAATTAAGTTTTTTTTATGATCTGTATTAACACCAAATCTGTTTGGATTATAACTTGATAACGCTACAGCATTTTCTATATTAAATTGTCCCTGATTACTTTTGCTATGGTCGTAGTCGTCACTATTTGCACTATAAAATGAAGCTTCATTAAAACTTACAACGTTAACGGTTTCTACTTCACCAGTATTCAAGTTTAATTTCTTTTCAGTTTTGTAGTCTTCTGATCCCTCATCTAACCATGCTGGAGCCTCATCGCCACCGCCTGTTGTTTGTATTGTTTGTTTTATCCCATTCTTAATAGTGTTATCAATTCTCTTTCTATCCTCTTCATCTAAGAAATAACTTTGACCATCATTCCTCTTCATCAAATCTAGATTCCATACACCATTTGCATAAATTGGTTCAGCATTTGGAACAACCTTTCCGTTTCTATCTACAGGTAAAACTCGAGCATTTCCTGACTCAGAATCATAAAATAGACGATAACTTTGTACGATTCCACCAGCTGTATCCTGTGCAAGACCGTCAACAGCACTTCTGCCTTGTACATGTTGTATGACTTCATATTTGAGTGGATTTATCTCATCTCCAGCGCCTGCATTTGTTATTGGTTCTGCTTGAGTCATTATTTTCTCCAGTTAAACGCTCTGTTCTTAGGGTATGTTCTTCCTGACTTACTGATGAATCTTTCTGTAGGAAGTAATGAAATGCCGCCCCAATCTTCAGTCTTAGGTACTTTATATAGAGTGCCCATTCCAGAAAATAGGTATTTGTGTATACTATTTTTGGGTACTACAGACCCGCCACCGCTATTTAGTAAGCTTTCTGCAACTGCATCACGATAATCTGGATTGATGTAATGTAAATTGCATCCTAAGAACCCATCTCCGTCAAATCTTAGGGCTACTGCTAATGGTTGAACATCCCAGAATGGATACTTTTCTGGATATGCAACACTATATGAGAAAAAGAATAGAGATCCTAGTGTGATACCACCAGTGTCTATTGTATCTGAATCCTCCACTTGCAGATCAGCCAGAGCACTCTCTAGTGCATTGACATACCAAGCACTACTTTTTGTATAACCTCCAGTTTGTTCTTTAATATCTTCTACGATCATGTGAGATGCCTAAATCGTCTTCGGTCATAATTTTAAATTCATATTTTCTATCAGCACAGTATTGTTCTGCTGCCTTCCACTTTGCTTCATTTATAACCCATGCTTGAACATCATGAGCCCATGATTTACTTCTCCTCTTAGGATTCTTAGGTGGAGCTTTACATTGTTTTTTTGGTTTTACCTCAATTACCACAGATCTTTTCTTTCCATTTGAATCTTGATACTTGATAAAAAAGTCGGGGAAGTATCTGTGCATCTTTCTATCTAAAGGATTTTTATATGGTATCCAAAACTCTTCTGATTGCCATTGACTTATATTTTCTGTTAAATCACAGTATTCCATAAACTTTTTTTCCCAAAGAGAACGATAAATGATCTGTGTGGGATCGCCTTTGTACTTTTTAGTATATTTTGGTTTAAATTTTCCTTTATAAGCCATATACATAGTATGGTAAGTCATAACTTTATTTAGATGGTTACACCGATAGGTTCAATTAAGAAATATTTTCAAAAAGTAGGGCCATTGCTTGCGGGCACTGATGTAGGGACATTTGATCTACAAGATCCTCAATCCCTTTTAAATTTTGAGACGGCATTAGGAGCTCCTTCTCTATCTAATTATTTCAAAGTTTCGATGGAACTTGCTCCACAAAATGCATCTTCATCAAGGTCTCAAGGTTCGGATAGTTCACAGACATTAGATGAAATTAAGCAAGAGTCACAAGATAAAAAGGTGGCTGCAAACTTAAATCAATGGTTAACAAGTGCTGGATGTTTTGACGGTGCTTTTAAACAAAGAAGATATGAACTACTTGCAAGTGAGGCCGCATTGCCAGGCACAAATATGCAAGTTGTACAGGAAGTTGGTAGTAGACAGGGTATAAGAGAGAGATTTGCTACACAAAGGGCATACACTGATATTGCTATCTCATTTTATGTGACACATGATTATAAAACTCTCAGATTGTTTCAAGAGTGGATGAATTATATGAATCCACTTTTCACAGGTGAGGAAGGAACAACCGCAGAAAAATCCGAAATGGGTGGATATCCTAGCTCAGATGACAGAAATGCGTTTTATAGATTTAGATATCCAAATCAGTATAAAAGAGACATTCAAATTACTAAATTTGAAAGAGATGTAAACTTTGGTAATACTGGTAGACAATTTAGGGACGGTAGAGTTGCAGAGATAAGAACACAAGGTGATGCCTCTTCTATAAATTTTCCAGTAGGTTATGGTGGTAATAATTATAAAGAAGATTATCAACCGAATGTGATAAGTTACAACTTTGTAAATGCATTTCCAATATCAATACAAGATATACAGTTGAGTTATGGCGCTGGTCAAGTTTTAAAAGTCACGGTTGATTTTTCTTACGATAGATATTTCATAGTACAGTCAACTAAAGATAACATTGAAGCTACAAGTCCACTAGGAATAACTCCCCCAACTTTGAGTTCCTAAAACCCATCTAAATAATAACGAATAATTACTTATTATGCCTTTACCAAAAATTACTACGGCTCAGTATGAATTGAAATTGCCTTCAACTGGAAAGACCGTAAAGTACCGACCATTTCTAGTAAGAGAAGAAAAAGTTCTCATACTCTCACTTGAAACCGAAAATCAAAAAGAAATTTCTAATGCTGTTAAACAAGTTCTCAAAGAATGTGTTTTAACAAGAGGTGTAAAGATTGATTCTCTACCAAGTTTTGACATAGAATATTTGTTTTTGAATATTCGTGCCAAGTCTGTTGGTGAAACTATCGAACTTGTTGTTACCTGTGGCGACGATGGAGTTACAGAAGTTCCTGTGAGTGTTAACATTGATGATATTGAAGTTGTTAAATCTAAAGACCATTCAGTTGATGTTGAATTGGCAGATGGTTACACTGTTAAAATGAAATATCCTTCATTGAATCAGTTTATAGAAACTAATTTCAATCAAAAAGATGATGATGCCGTTGAAAAGTCATTTGAGATAGTAGCATCTTCTATTGATATGGTATATAATGATAAAGAGATGTTTTCAGCATCTGAATGTACTAAAAAGGAATTGAAAGAATGGGTCGAATCCTTGACATCTGAACATTTTCAAAAGATTGAGAAATTTTTTGAAACTATGCCTAAATTACAACATACGATTAAAGTTTTAAATCCCAAAACTGACAAAGAAAATACTATAGTATTAGAGGGGCTATCGGATTTTTTCGCTTAAGTATGTCTCATGTAGATCTTGAGACATACTTCCGAATCAATTTTGCTCTCATACAATACCATAAATATTCTTTATCAGAAATTGAGAATATGCCTCCTTGGGAAAGAGATGTCTATGTTGGTTTACTTAAATTACATATTGAAGAAGAACAACTAAAACAAAGAGCTAAAGAAGCACAAGCAAACAATGGCTAAAGGGATAATAACATCTAAATTTCTCAAACGTACTGGTACGGCAGTTGGTGGTGCGAATAAAGTTAGCAAATTTAAAAGAACCACTAGTTTATTACCCAAGGCAGGGAAGAGGATTAAGGTAAAACCAACTGGTAAAAAGGGTATTGTATCTAATGTAAAAGGTAAAGGATTATTTAAAGGTGTAGATGAAAAGATAAAACCACTGACAAAGGATACTAAGATACCTACTGGATCAAAGATCAGTAAGATTGTAAAAAATGTAGCGAATAATATACTTCCAAACTTAAAACAAGAGGTAAGAGAGGATACAGAAAAAGTAACTGATCCCAATTCTTTATTCAATAAAATATTTTCTGGTGGACTTGGAGAGTTAGATAGATTTGGTTCTGCTCTTGATAAAATGTCAAAGAGCCAGTTACCCTTCCTAGAAAGAGCAAGTAAATTGGCTGTAGATTTTGTATCCAGTTTAGCCAGTGGTAAAAGTGGCGGTGGATTTATGAGAACTGTAGGTAATATACTAAAAATTGTTGGTGCTATTGGTGTGGCTGCATTAGCAGCACCATTTGTTGGCCCAGTTTTAGGTGCAGTCGCTACAGTTGGTGCGATTACTGGTGGAGTTGTTCTAGCTACAAAAGGAATATCTGACTTTATAAGAGGAAAGGGGGCATTTAAGGGGAGAAAGGAGAAGAAGGAGAAGAAAAAACAGAATAAGTTTTTTGCTGCATCTCTTGACAAACTTGAAGGTATTATAACTTTCCTTGAGAAAAGACAAAAATCTAAAAAAGAAGCACGACCACCAGAAGGTAAAGAGAAAAAGGAGACCTCTGCTAAATCATTAGAAACTCCGATGGGTGATGGTGTAGAAAATGCCACAATCGAAGTAACTGATGATGGGAAATTTATAGTTACGAGAAAACCAACCACAGTAAAAGAAGATATTACCGAGGAACAGAAACCTAAAGGATTATTGAGAGCTATTACTGGTGTAGCAGATACTTTCACAGGTGGTATATTTGACTTTGATAAGAGAGGTGATACTAAGTTTCAAGATATGGGACAAGGAATTACAGATCAACTTACTATGGGAACCACTGACTTTGATGGAGAGGGCAGAAGTCCTGTGCAAAATGTGGTACAGAATATTTTTGGTCTTGTTAAAAAGGGATTAAAAGGAGATAAGGGAGAAAAAGGTAGTGTAGGACTTGGTGGTGACAGAGGTTTAACAGGTAAGGATATTGTCTCTAGAGTAATGAGTATAAAGGATCAGGCAACTGAGTTTACTCTTAACTTACCAGCAACAAAATTTGCTAAAAAAATACTTGATACTGGAGTAAACGCTATATTGGGTGGCCCTGTAAAGTCAGGAGAACTAGAAAGTGTAGATGATTTACAACAACTTCAACTAAATGTGCCTTCAGAGGTAACTACTTCTAAGGTAAATCAGGATCTTACTCAATTAAATGAAAGACAGTCAATAGCTACTGATGTTTCCCAAACTGCTAAAAAGAATGGTGGTCAACCAATGGTTATCCCTTTAGACCTAGGAGGGGCAGGCAAAGAAGCAGAAAAAAAACCAAAACAAAATGTACTACAGATGAATGAAGCTGGTAATCAAATTCCAATACTCACTGCGGTTGATACTAAAAACATGCATATTCCTAGTACCTATGCAGTATTGAACATCATAGACGCTAACAATGGAATATAATGGTTAGAAACACATCTGTATCAAATTTAATAGTTCAACAGAAGACTCAGAAGTCTGTAGATCAGTCTAACTCTAAGATAGAGAGATTTACAGGTTTCTTAGATAGAATCATGCTCAAAAATGATCCGCCATCGGACTCTAAAATTGATAAGGCAGAGAAATTTGCTAAAGATAGAGGTAAAGGTAAGAAAGATCCAAATAACAGTTTCATGAAAGATATGGTATTATCTGGTAGTGTTTTCATGTTACCTTTCCTTCTTGCAAAGGGATCTAAAACAGATGAAGTAGATCCTGAGACAGAGTTGAAGCAGAGATTTGGTGGTGACGAACAATTGATGAAAGAACAATTAAAGAAGGAAGATGATCAAAGAAAAGAAGGATTGAATACTGTTGAGAGCTCTGTTAAGAAAGATGAAAAGGTGGCTTTACAAAAGCGTGGTGATGTTGATAAAATAAAAGAACCCGAAGTTACTGATCCAGAAGTAACTGAACCAGAACCTAAAATTCCACAAAAGGGCGAAAAACAGGATCAAGAAGAGAAAGAAGAGGAGAAGAAAGAGGAGAAAAAGAAAAAGGAAATTGAAAAGACTAATGAACAACGATTTAAAGAATTAGTTGATCGGTTTGAAAAACTATCTAAAGGTAACGTATTCAGTGGACTTAATAAGGATGTGATCAAGGGAGCTCTCAATAAAGGTAAAGAGGCAATAGGTAACGTGTTTAACTTTCTCACAGGAATACAACCAGCTGCTGCAGCTGATATGAGTAATCAAGTGCAAACTTTATCAAATGTAAAGGAGGTATTTCTACATGACAATACTACTATAAAAAATAAAACTATTCTGAAAAATAATGAGGTAAAACCACAAGAGGATGTAATGGGAAAACCTGTAAAAAAAGAACCTGTATATAATCAAGATCTTCCTATAGAGGAGAGGAAAAAGATTATATATGAGATGGCTGTAAAGGCTGGTGCTAAGTTTCCAGAAGCAGTTGTCGCACAGTATCAACTAGAAACCACATCAGGAAAAGATAATATTGGAAAAAACAATTTCTTTAACTTGAAGGCAGTAGAGGGAATGGACTATACTGAGAAAGTAGTTGATGAATATGAGGTAGATGGAAAGAAAATTCAAGAGAAGTCTAAATTTATTAATTTTGATACTGCTCAAAAGGCAATTGACTATCTCGTAAAATTATGGTATAAAGATTTTAATGGATATACTGGTGTAGAAACAGGATCTGAAAACGCTGGACAGGTAGCGGAAAAATTACAAGCAGAGACCTTTGCAACAGATCCCAACTATGCCAATAAGTTAAAGAGAGTGATGAAGGAGAACAAACCTCTAATTGATAAAATTAAAAAAGGTGAAGCAACCCCAGAAGAGATCAGTAAATTAGAACTTAAAACTGGATTCAATGTTATGGAAGAATTGGCCTCAGTAGAGGAATATAATGATGAAATGTTTGGTGATGGTGGGGGAGATATCACTTTTGTTGTTATGAATGATGACCCTGCTAGGACTGCCACAGGAGGAACACCTTCATCTCCTTCAGTTAGAAGGATACCTGGCCAAATACAATATGTACCAGTCTTTGATAAATTAGCTGTGGTTCAACTTCATCAAATTCACGCTCTAGGTGCTTCATAATGTCATCTCTCAATAAAGTAGATATAAAAAGATGTATCATTACGCCAGCAGATAGTGCTGGATCTGTCAACTTTGAGGATCTCGAAAAATCAGGCTCTCATGACTTTGCTGCAAATGAAAGTGTAGTTCACGTTGATTACTTTGAGGACATTCTATCTCCAGCTATAACTGTATATGTAAAAATATCTGAAACTAATAATGTTCTTTCTAAACTTGAGGGTGAAAAAACCAAAGGTGTAAGAGGATATGAGAGGGTAGATCTACAGGTGGGTATAACTGAGACAGACACTTTAGATTTTGGTGATGTCAATGGTAATCCCTTATTTGTCACTGGTATTGAAGATATCAATAGAACAGAAAGTCAAGCTACATATACTTTAGTTCTTAGTACTATGGGTAATCTGAGAAATGAAGGTTCTAGATGTGTAAAATATTTTCCCAGAGCAACAATCAAATCTCATATTGAAGATATATTAACTGATGAGAAAGGACTTAACATAAACAAAGATAGACTAGACATAGATCCTACATCCAATTCCTATACATTCATGGGTAATAATCGAAAACCATTTTATGTTTGTACTTGGTTATCGCCAAAAGCACAACCAGTGAAGAAAGGAAAGGTTGATGGGACATCTGGATTCTTATTCTATGAAGACTATAATGGTTATAAATTCAAGTCAATTGACAGTTTACTAGATGCAGCGGGTGCTGAACAAACATACTTAAATAAAAAAGGGCAAACAAGTAGTGAAGAAATTTTTGAATATGTTTTCTCCACCAGTATTGACAGGGCAGATGACTCTTCAAATCAGAGGAAGATACTTGATTTTTATATTGATAAAGCTGTAAATATACAGAAAAATTTAAGAGTTGGTTTGTATTCAAACTTGACAATGGTGATAAATCCGTTATCATGGGTAACGAAGGGTGTTATTCATAACCTACAAGATCAAGTAAATAAAAATGATGGCATGACAACTGCTGGTGAAAGTGTGCCAATTCCTCAATCTAAATTCTTTGGTGATAATCCATCAAGACTTCTAGTTAGGATTAGTGATAATGGCATGTTAGATCCTAAGTTGGAAGCAGATGATGATGGAGAGGCAAAAGATTCTGGTAGAAACCCTGCCGACATGGCAAAATCATTCACCAGATATTCACTGCTCTTCCAACAGTCGCTAAATATTACTGTACCAGCTGATATGAACTTGAGAATAGGAGGTCTTATTAGAGTCGTAGTTCCTGATGTTGGGCCAACAAACGCAACATCTACTAAGGCTGCTGACAAAATGGTAGATCCAGAGGTCAGTGGAATTTATTTAATTCGTGCTGTAAGACATCATTTTGAATTAGGTGAAGGAAGAAACGTAACTTCGTTGAATCTTATACGAGATTCTTACGGACTCAACTAGGAGAAAATTTATGAAAAGTATAGAAGACCACATAGAAAAAGACAAGAAGATCGCAGATGATCCTCTAGCAAACCCTGCAGCACGCAGACATGCAAAAGAAGAATTGCATGACTTAGAAGAGTATGCAGAACATCACAAAGATGAGATCAAAGCGGGAGATCATCATGACCCCAACGCTTTAGAGATATTTTGTGATTTACACCCAGATGAACCAGAATGCTTGGTTTATGACGACTAATGTTAGATAGCTCTCTACTAAATACCAACTTCGTTGGAAGAGATGGATTCATATGGTGGATTGGTAGGGTAGCCAAGCCAGAATTTTGGCGTGATGAATCTACTGATCCAGAAGAAGGTTGGGCATTTAGATGTAAAACCAGAATAATTGGATATCATACCTTTGATGAAGATGTATTGCCTAGCAGTGATTTACCTTGGGCTCATGTCTTGGTGGATGCCTCAAAAGGTGCTGGTCAAGGATCTTTAGCATCAAGCAGCCAGATGGTTGGTGGAGAGACTGTTTTTGGTTTCTTCTTAGACGGTGAGGAAGCACAACAACCAGTCATTTTTGGTGCCTTACCGAGAAGTATGAAATCTTCAGCACCACATGGCCCTGACAATACAGCCAAATCAGAATTAGCTATATTTACAGGTAGAACTATCACTGGGAAAACTACTTTTCCTCCTGCTAGTGGTGGAGATTCTACTGGCCTTAATGCTAATGCTGGTAAAAAAGTTGGAATATCAAGCACTCTTGATCCAAAAAGATTTGAAGGTAACACAACAGTAACACTATCAGACAATTTTGATCCCACAGGTTTAGGCCCTCACACCTTCAGTAACGCATGTGAGAACGATGCCTTCAGTGAGATAACTCATGCAATAGGAAGTTTTCTTACAACTATCAATGGTTTGACAGAATATGCTGGTGAATATATTGATACTTTCAGAAACACTGTAGTAGATATCCAACAAATGATTGGGAAAGTCTCTAGGATAGTGAATGGTGCAGTAAAAAAAATAATTAGATATCTAAGAGATAAAGTTTTAAAATTCTTGGGGAAAAGATTTAGAGACTTTATTGCACTAATAGTGCCAGAACCACAACAGAGTCCTATTATTCAAGCCTTCAAGAGAATAATGGATTTTGTCTTCTGTATATTTGATAAGTTAGGTATAGATATTTTGGGCAGTATTAAAGATTTGTTCAAAGAGATGGTCGGTAAAGCATTGAATCCTACTGTATGTGCTATCGAACAGGCAGTCGGTGCGATCATGGGATCAATCAACGATAGCCTTAGTAGTTTACTAAGACCAATAATGAGTGGATTGGACTGGTTAACAGGGGCAATAGGTGGTATTGGTGGTTTACTAGGAAAGGTAAGTAGTTACATTGATATGTTATTATCATTCTTGGCTTGCGACTCTCTACAATGCAAGGATTATGATGATTGGATACAGGGAGAAAAAGGTTTTAAGAAGCCACCTACGAGTTGGGCAAATATTTTAAAGGCTTCTGAAAAGATGGAAGCTCCAGTGGAGGTTACAGCTTCAAATAAATCTGTGTTTGACAACCTAAGTGATGGACAGATGAACAGAATACTTGAAACTCCTGTAGGAGAATTCTCTCCAGAAGGTGTTACAGTAAGTGAGGACACTAAAACTCAACTTACAGCTTATATACGACAATCAGATAAAGAAAAGAAGAAAAAATGGAAATTAAACAATGTCTTTACCACTCTCAATGACTTAGCAGAAGAAGATTATCCACCAAACTTTAATAACAAATTCTCTTTGTTGAGTATACTAGGTAATGAAGCCGCTGCATTTTTTGATTGTAATGAGAAGACAAATAATCCTCAAACTCAAGATGATTTAGGTAGAGGAGTTCCGCCTGGATTTGTATGGGGTGAGTGTATACCTCCAAAAGTAGAGGTTAGTGGCGACGGAACAAAAACAGCTGCACTGCTTCCAATCGTATCATCTATAGATGGAAGTATATTGACATTGGAGATATTGGAAAAAGGATTTGGTTACACTACTCGTCCAAACATAACCATTATTGATAAAACTAGACATGGCGGTGGTGCAAGAGCAGAGGCAATTTTAGATGGTAATGGATCTATCGTGAGTATCTTTATGTATTCCACTGGTTCTGGATATTGCCCATCAACTAACGTAGTTCCTCCAAAATATCCTGTAACAGAAGGCCCTGGCATCGGCATTACTGCTGGTATAGGTAGTGATGGAACCAATTTAGATACAATTGCTCCATATATTACATTTACCACTCCATCCGATGATGCCGTTGGAGTTCAAACTTCTGTTTCTTTATCACTTACATTCAACGAACCCATTGTAAAAGGATTGGGAGACGTTACAATAACAGAATCAATAACTGGTGTTGTTCATGAAAGAATAAACGTAAGAGATACCAGAATAAAATTCCTATCGGATAGGATAATACAAATTGATCCTCAACAAGATTTGAGATCAAATACAGAATACTATGTTTCCATGTCGGAAGGTTCATTCAAAGATATTAATGACAATATGTTTGCTGGTATTGCAAGAACTGACACATATAATTTCACTACTAGGGGAGTTTCTGGAATAGGTAGTCAGGCTGTAGGTATAGTAACTACTCTAGTCGCAGTCAAGCCTGGATTCGGATATACTCCTGGCGATTATGGTATGGTAGGTCAATGCAAGTTCGATTTCGTATTGACGCCTGCTGGATCAATTGTTGGAGTTCAAAATATAAATTGTTTAGATAAACATAATATAAGTCCAGACGTAATTTTAAATACTAGTACAGGACTAGGTGCAGAATTAATTCCTGTAATATCATATAGTCCTGATTATGTCTCAGATATTGGAGAAAGACCTAGCTCAGGCATGCTCGTGACTGATGTTGTAGATTGTGTGTATAGTTTACCCAAGGTTCAAGTTGGTTGGGTAAATGGTAATCCGTATTATGGGCCCTTCCACGTTCACCCATCAACAGGTGTTAGAATGGTTGGAGCTTCACATGTATCCACTCCTCATGCTACAATATATAATACTAAAGAGGAGAGTCTAGGTCAGTCCGCACCTGTAACCTATACTGCATCAGAACAAAGTGCCATAGAACAATCTACATTACCACAGACAAATGTTTCCGACACCACAGTACAGTCTACTACAAGTGATACAAGCACAACTCAGCAAACAACTCAACAACCTAACACTACTAATACTACTGACAATACTGATAGTGGCGGGTCTACTGGATCAAGTGGGACTGGAGGATCCAGCGGTGGCGGTGGCTATGGAGGATACTAATGTCTGACGCTAATTTACAAAAACCTAATTCAAAAATCACCACTGAAAATAAACTAGGATTCCGAGTTACTTCTGGAGTCACATTAACTGATGGTGAATTAAAAAACGAAGTTACCGATTATACTCTGTTTACTGATGAAGGTCAAGGTATTGCATGGTATAAAAACGGATTACATAGATTATGTGTTAATGGATGTTCATATGAAACTGTAGGTGTTGGTAAACGTGGAGAACAAAAAGAAAATCAACCAGCAAAAATTATTTGTGCTTCCACTGGTAATATAGTCATAGAAGCACAAGATGGTGACATATTACTGAAAGGCAGAAACATAAGATTTAATGCTAGTGATGAACTAACTTTAGTTTCGGACAAACATATAAGTTTGGACTGCGCTGTTTTAAATCTGAAAGGAACTAACACTAACATATTAGCTACCCAAAGATTATCTCAGGGTGCAAACTTTGTGGAATCAGAGGGTGGTGCTGGTAATGAAACTGGAACTTCAACTGATGCAATCAAGGGTGGTTTCTTAGGGGCAATAATAAAAGCCTTCGGTAGATTTAAGGATTTCCTATAATGCCAGCACAATGTTCAATATCAATGGTCGGTGACAAACAAGTCATCGGAGCATTGGATTTATCTTTCCTTCCAGGCATACCAAAAGTGTTTCCAGGCACATTGGTTGCCAATGGCCCATGTTACTTTGGGTTAGTTCCCAACCCAGGCGTTCCTCTCGCTACGGTGATGATAGGGCCTCCTATGAATATACCATCACCATTATCTTTACAGGTTCATGGTATATCTAATTACTTTGGTATCTTAAATGTCATTGCAGTTAGTAACTTTACAGGTTTATGTACTAAGTTTGGAGTTACAATTAGAAACTCTGCAAGTATAACTAACGGTGTCAATACTAAGAATGCTTTAAACTTAGGAAACGCACCATCAACATTTAATGGACTTGTAACTGTCAACGGAAAGTTAATTGTATCTTCTGGTATTGTGTGTGCTGGCCCTGTCATTGGGGCAAGTAGAGCAAGTTTCACTAGTATAAGTGCTGGTCATGGAGCATTTGGTACTGTTGCTGCACCATTTAAAAAGTTTGACATACCACACCCATCAAAAGAATTTCCCCATCGCCTTGCTCATGCTTGTTTAGAAGGCCCAGAGATAGGTGTGTATGTAAGAGGAGTGTTGCAAGGAACTAACGAGATTGAACTTCCTGATTACTGGAAAGATCTTGTAGATGATAGAACTATAACAGTTCAGTTAACACCCATTGGATCTCATCAAAATTTATGTTATTCTGTAGCCAGAATGAAGGAAAAAACGTGCATAATTGTAAACCCTCATGGTTTCAATGTACAGACAATTCATTGTAGTTACATAGTTCATGCTGAACGCAAGGATGTTAAAAAATTAGTTGTAGAATATGAAGGAGCTGAAGAATGACAGTAGACCCACAAGACATTGCTAAAAGATTAAGAGAAGCAAGAGAACAAACTAAAACAGAATCGGTTGCCCTTACTGAACAGTTAGCCTTGATTGACGTAGTAATTGATGAATATGACGAAGTAATCAATAAAATTGATAACAAAATTCAACCATATTTACCCCCGATCAATCAAAAGATTACTGCTGTGCAACAGGCATATTTGGCAAGAATATCTCATGGATGTAGAAGTGATTTAGTATGGTCACAGGTAGATTCTGGTACTATGAATATCTACGGTAACAATAACCAAGAAGTAAAAGTATATCAAGTAATAAAAGACCCAAGCACATTCAGATTTTTAGGATACTATGGAGCAAAGTTTTATAAGTTTCCTAAAAATAGAGATTATGGATCAAATGTAGTAGAGATTATCAATACTGCTGATGCCAATTTGGGTAGTACAGCTCTAATAATTAAGGATGAAAATGCCGCAGAGTTAGTTGGCCTCACAACATTTGTTAATACATCTGGTGTAACTGTAACTGTTGCTGGTGCAAACGCTGGTATTCAGACAGGAGATTTTATTACAGATGATTTGGATACTCCGAGTATATTTTTGGCTGGTGCTGGAACCTCTGTTACAGGACTTGGAATAACTCAGTATGCCGCATATAACTATCCAGTTAGCGGATTCTGTACAACCTCTGATAATAAAATTTATGCAGACCAAAAGATAGGAATAATAACTAATTTCAATATTGGAGATGAGGTGTATGGAGATCAATTCAAAAGTGGTGCTGGAATAGTTGCTACTGGTACTACTATCACTGGGTTTGGAACTGCTGTTGGTATAGTTAGTTTTATTAATGATGCTGGTATTACCACAGGCACCGAAGTCGTTTTAGATTTTATAAGTCTAAGTAATGCAGTAATTTCTAGTATAGCTTCCACTATTGGACATACTTTCCATGTCGGTATGGTATCATCATACTACTTTGCAAATTTGAGTGCAGAACCATCTTCTCCAGGCATCAACAGTTCATTCATAGTAATTAGACAGGACGCTGAGGACATTGTATTTGACTCCAGCAAAAATCCAATAGACCCAGTTGAGATAGGTATAGCTCAGGGTAACAATATAGGAAGAGGACATAAATTAGAATTAACTAACAATGGAGATCCAAATATCATCGCTAACTGGCATGAGGTCAGAGACGATCCAGAACCAGCTGTAGGAGCTGGTAGAGTAGAATATTATATTGGAACTACTCAATGGCCTACCATTTCTAACAGAGATGCTGATGGAGATGTAACTACCACACACGCAAGTTTAGGACAGAGAGTTATTGTGGGTGTGGGTGCAACAACTGGTGCTGGTATAGGATATACTGGAAACCCTCCAGGCGGAGACATTCCAAGTGATTGTGGAGACTACGATAGTGCCATCAGTACTGCTGAGTCAGAAATGAACACAATAATCGGAAAAAGTACACCCATCATAAACCACTATATAAATGGTGCAGATTCAATGAGGCAAGTGAGAGACGAGGACGAAACTACTGCATGGGGACTCATGCAAGGACTAGGATTTAATAGTAACAAAGCATCAAGACAATTAGGACAAGCAGAATTGATTGAGGATTTTGATTGGGAAGACATACTTGGTTGACATTTATTCAATATTATACTAAAATAACATTATGATACCCGAACATTTTTATCCATTCTGGACTGTTTATGATAGTCTAGGACAAAAGTATTGTGATTGTAGTCACGAAGAATATGCCATCACCACTCTGAAATTACATGAGGGTGAAGGATTTACATATAAACGAATAGACGCACCTAAACCATTACCACCACATATTGTTGACGTAACAGCAACAACAGAAGGTGAACTGCCTGGACAACAAGGACTGCCTAGTGCTAACAAATTAGGACAAAAAGAAGCACAAGAGAGATTGCATGATGATATAAGAAAACAGTTGACGGAGAGTGAACTTGTTACATTAGATTCCGAAGGTGAGTATGAAGACTGGCTCTACTAACAATGAAGAAAGAAATTTTTGCCATACCTATTTTTGAAGATAAAGTTGATCTTGACAAGATAGTGATTCCTGATGTAGAATTACAAGAGACATGGGACTCAGGGACACCTACCACATTTGGTCAACAAGATCCTAAGTCTGTTCCTAAAGAAACTTGGGAGTACCTATCTGAAGTAGTAAACAGAAACTTACATCCTGGCGAATGTATGGGATCTAATCCTAGATTTGGCCATTTGTGGAAGAATGTTTATGGTAAAAATGATTATCAGGATGTTCATATACATCCCAATTGCCAGTGGAGTTTTGTGATCTATGTTGATAGATATTCAAAGACTTCATTTTTGAATCCTTCTATCAAGGATATTCAGAATCAAATAGGAAATCAGGTAGTACAATTCCCTCTAGATTATAAACCAAATCTAGGGCCAGGAAGTATAATTATATTTCCATCCTTTCTATTTCACATGGTAAATAGTGGAGTAGAAGGAACTACAATATCAGGCAACATTTACATGGATTATCAGTAATGGCAAAAGAAAACAGAATGACCAAAGAGGACTATCTCGCTGAATGTGCAAAGGTGGAAAATACTGCCTATGCAGAACAGGGAGATCCACAAGTCTTTGGTAATGAGTTACTACTTCAAAATATAAATGCCTTTGGAGTAGAAATTGCAAACTTGAGTACTAAAGTTAGAGCCCTTGAGAGGTCTGCCAGTGATGCAGAACTTAGAATCATTGGACTCGAACATGAAATCGCACTACTATCCGAGGAGGTTGAAAATGGTAAAACGAACACATAAAATTGTGAAGAAAAATCCACAACATAACCAGATATGGGAATGGGAAGAAACTCAAGAACTAGCGGCATATATTGCCAAACAAACTGGCAAAAAGGTACTAAAGGATGCCCCTAAGATACCCGAATCTTAAAGATCATATATTTGAGTACGATTTGCTATCTCATCAGGAATGTGATGAGATAGTGTCTCATTTGGATTCTCATGAATGGGATGACTTCATGTGGTATCAGGGTAATGAACATGTTGATCTTGATAAAGATTCAAAGATGAAGTCAACTGTAAATTGCCCAGAGGCGGTATCCATGATACAACCACATATAAATGAGGAGTTGCATCATGCCTTTCATGAAAAATATAATTATTATAGTGTTGGATCTGGGGGCGGTGGTTCATTCTGGGAAGCTAGCTCAGGTATAAAATTTAATAAGTATGATGTTGGTGATTATCTTAGTCCTCACTACGATCACATTCATTCTCTCTTTCAAGGACAATTTAGAGGGATACCAGTTACCAGTGTGGTAGGTGTATTGAATGATGACTTTGAAGGCGGTGATTTTATATTCTGGGAAGAACACACTGTCAATATAAAGAAGGGAAGTGTGTTAGTATTTCCAGCACTGTATTTGTTTCCACATGAAGTAACGCCAGTAACAAAAGGGATCAGATATTCTTGGATACAATGGATTGTATAGTCCTGATGTATGACTCAAAAAGACATGTAGGTGGTGTGATCGACATTCTGGACAGGGGTTCGACTCCCCTCATCTCCACCAAGGGGATGCAATGGCTTTCGACAGGGTATACGGAGCATGACTGAAAACCTGCTCGGAGAGCAAACCACAGATGCAAAATCATCTGACACTGCTGCGAACAACATCGTAGCGTTCTCTCGTATTCTTACAAGAGAATTTGCCCGCACTGACGAACTCGTCACTGCTTAAGGGGCAATCGGGGATTGGTCACTCCTTGTTAACCAAGTGATCGTAGGGGGCCTTGCCCCCTTTCATATATAAAATAAAACTTTATGCGTTTACAGTTTTGGTATTCTAAGGGTGTAAAGCAGTGGCATTGGACACTACACACTCGACATTACGCCCCTAAAGGGGAAAAATATTATCACACTTCTGGATCAGGAACTGATGTAAGAGAGGTGATGGATAGGGTTGCAACAGAAGTTGAACAGTTAGTAGAAGATAAAAATAAAGATGTTTGAACTCAATCCACAATGTGAAATTACTGCCATCACAGACATAGGCCCAGATGATAGGAGTGCTGTGGTCATAGATAATTTTTACCAAAATCCAGAGGAAGTTAGACGATTAGCTTTAAATTTGGATAGAAGAAAAGATATTCCATTCAATAATCACCCTGATGGAATAGAAAGAGCCGCATATGAAACAGTTGAACTGAGGAAAAATGTAGAACATTTGATCAAACAGATATGTCATGATGATGAACATTGGGGCAGAAAATGCGATAGACCAACTATTGAAGAAAATCTGTCATATATGTGGTTTCTTGTAGAGTATCTAAATGAAAAGACAATGACAGATCAACCAGATCGACTCATACCTTTTCAACTATG